TGTGCTGACTGGTATCGTTACTGCAACGCCTACGGCAACCCGTTCCATCCAACTGCCAACAGGTGCAAACCTTGACCTGGCAACGGAGTGGGCAATTGGTGATTCGTTTGACTTCAGCGTCATCACCTTGGCTGCATTTGCTTTGACCATCACGGTCAACACAGGTGTGACCATTGTGGGCTCTGCAGCAACTGCGGCTACGTCTGGTGCATCTGCACGCTTCCGTTTACGCAAGACTGCGTCTGATACCTTTATCGTCTACCGTATCGGTTAATCAACCAGACAGGCCAGCAGAGCTGTTGGCCTGTTCCACTTTTGGAGAACACTATGATGGGTACAAAGATGGGCGACATGATGTCCGAGATGGTCAAAAAAGAAATGAAAGCTGGCAAGCCTCAAAAGCAAGCCGTGGCGATGGCTTACGGCATGACCAAAGCCGCCAAGCCAGCAGCCAAAAAAACCATGAAGAAATGAAATCGGCAGCAATCATCAAGACCAAGAGTTTCGCCCCGTGGCGGGAGTTGCGGCTGCAAAAGAGCAAGCTCAAAAAAGCGCAAGCCCTTGAGCGCAAGCTGACAAAAGTCTGCCACCCATCACCCATTGACGCTGTTGTCCAGCAAGTAGAGACTGTGGAAGTGGGCGAGCCAACACATGGTGAGATGTTGGAGCAGGCTGCTAAAATTGGCCTCAAAGTAGACAAGCGTTGGTCAGACGAAACGCTGCTCAACCGCATCAATCAGGCGATGGAGGCATCATGGGATATAGCAAGCGCCAGTTCGTAAGCGCCGCCCTAGAGGAAATTGGCCTGGCCTCTTACATATTCGACATGCCGCCCCAGCAGCTAGAGTCTGCATTGCGCAGGCTCGATGCAATGATGGCAGACTGGAACGCCAAGGGCATTCGCTTGGGCTACCCGATACCCTCCAGCCCACAAGACAGCGATCTTGACCAACAGACCGAAGTACCCGACTCGGCCAATGAAACAATCATTTGTAGCCTGGGTATTAGGCTTGCCCCAAGCTACGGCAAGCAAGTGATGATGGAGACCAAGGCGACTGCAAAGCAGGGCTACGACATCTTGCTGCAACGCGCCACGTACCCGCTTGAAAAACAACTGCCCTCCACCATGCCATCAGGTGCTGGTAACAAGCCTTGGCGAGTCAATGACAATCCGTATGTCAGACCGCCTTACTTCCCCGTGGATGCTGGCCCTGATGGGCCGATCGAATACTACTAAGGACAAAAATGCCCACCATCAATCAACTGCCCTTGCTGAGTTCCATCAGCAGCAGCGACCAGCTCGCAGTCTATTCGCCGAACAATGGGGATGCACGGCGAACCTCGGTGGGCCGTTTTCTGACGTTCTTTCAGCAGAGCTTTGCTAGCCCGAACCTAGCAACCAACTTGTTTACTCCAGGAACAGGTTTTAACATTGCAGTGCCAACACCCGTGGCCCAACAGTGGATGCTTATTCAGCCTGCTGGGACTTTGGCCTCTGGCACGATCACTTTGCCACTGAACACCCAAACGCCTGATGGCACGCAAGTTACAGTGACAAGCACGCAGATCATCACCAGCTTCACATTGGCTTTGAACGGTGCTACAGCAGCCTTTGGCGCACCAACCACGATGGCTGCAAATGCGTTCTTCACTGTGCGTTTTTATCAAGCCACAAACTCTTGGTATCGGATTGGATGATGGCTACCAAGCCCAAGTCCTCGGTGAATGCGGCTGGCAACTACACGCAGCCAACCATGCGCAAAGCCCTGTTTGAGAAGATTAAGGCAGGGACAAAGGGCGGCGACCCAGGTGAGTGGAGCGCGAGAAAAGCGCAACTGCTAGCTACGGAATACAAGAAAAAAGGCGGTGGCTACAAATGAAAGCCCCGCAAAAGTCACTGTCAGACTGGGGAAAGCAAGACTGGCGCACAAAGTCGGGTAAGCCATCGTCTGAAACAGGCGAGAGGTATCTGCCTGCCAAAGCCATCAAAGCCCTGACTGCGGCTGAGTATGCAGCGACCACAAGGGCAAAGCGTGAGGCTACAAAAGCAGGCAAGCAGTTTGCTAAGCAACCAAAAAAGGTTGCCGAAAAGATTAAGGGCTACAGATGAAAACGCCAGCCTACGCACGCAAGGAAGGCCAGAACCCCAAGGGTGGACTTAACGCCAAGGGCAGACTTGCGGCCAAGGCTGAGGGCATGAATCTCAAGCCGCCTGTCAAGTCAGGTGACAATCCTCGCAGGGCATCGTTTCTGGCCCGAATGGGCGGCAACCCTGGCCCAGAATACAAAGACGGGGAACCCACCAGGCTGTTGCTAAGTCTTCGCGCATGGGGTGCATCGAGCAAGGCTGATGCCAAGGCCAAGGCCAATAAAATCTCGGCCCGAAACAAGGCTAAGAAGTAACCATGCAAATCCCCATTTTAAGCGGCATCTACGCAGACAGCACGCCAGAGCTGAGGACTGCCTACCCCGTGAATATGGTTCCAGTGCCAATTACCTCGGGTGTGAGTAATGGATTTTTGCGGCAGGGTGATGGCATTGTGGCTAACGGCACAGGCCCAGGCGTTGACCGCGGCGGCATCAGCTGGAACGAAATTTGCTACAGGGTGATGGGTACAAAGCTCGTGACCGTGGCAAGCAATGGCGCTGTGACCGTGCTGGGTGATGTTGGTGGCCCTGTCACCGAGCTGGTGACGATGGACTACAGCTTTGATGTGCTGGGCATTGCATCCGGTGGGCGGCTGTACTACTGGATACCAGTTAACACTCCAGGCACTATAGGCTGGAACCCAACGGCCCCGATACTGAGACAAGTCACAGACCCAGACCTAGGTGTGGTGCTGGACTTTTGCTGGGTAGATGGTTACTTCATGACGACTGACGGTGCAAACTTGGTCGTCACTGAACTGACAGATCCGACCCAAGTCAACCCACTGAAATACGGCAGTTCAGAGGTTGACCCCGACCCGGTGGTGGCCCTTTTAAAACTGCGCAACGAGGTCTATGCACTGAACAGCAACACGCAAGAGGTGTTCGATAACGTGGGCGGTGCGCTGTTTCCATTCGTGCGCATTGATGGCGCACAAGTCCAAAAGGGCGTGCTTGGCACACATGCCTGTTGTATATACCAAGAACGCATTGCGTTCTTGGGCGGTGGCCGCAATGAGTCACCAGGCATCTACATCGGCGCAGCAGCTACCACTCAGAAAATCAGCACTCAGGAAATTGACAATCTGCTGCTGCAGTACACCGCAGCACAACTGGTTAAGGTCAAGCTGGAAGCACGCAACGACAAAAACCACCAGCACCTTTATGTGCATCTGCCAGACCGAACCGTGGTCTATGACGCAGCCGCATCAGAGGCGCTACAAAAGCCGGTCTGGTTCACTCTCACCAGCACCGTGTCTGGGTTTTCTCAGTACCTGGCACGAAACCTAGTTTGGATTTACGACAAGTGGTTGGTGGGCGACCCTCAGTCCAGCAACATCGGCTATCTGGTACAAAACACCGGCTACCACTGGGGTCAACAGGTGCGCTGGGAGTTCAGCACGTTCATCGTCTACAACGAAAGCAACGGTGCGATCTTCAACCGGCTAGAGCTGGTCAGCTTGACCGGCAGTGTGGCCTTGGGCAAGAACCCCCAGATCAGCACAAGCTACAGCGTGGATGGCCTGTCGTGGAGTCAAGACAAAAGCATCACCGTGGGCACGATTGGCAGCACCTCCAAGCGCTTGGCTTGGTTCCAGCAGGGTCACATGAGGCATTGGCGCATTCAGCGTTTCCAGGGCGACAGTGATGCCCATGTGTCGTTTGTCCGACTTGAAGCTCAAATTGAGCCACTGGCGTACTGATGGCTACCGCACCACAAACACGCAGGCTGAACCTCACGCGAGATCAGCTTGCAACCTTCCTTACTGACCAGCAGCAGATCCGGCAGTTTGAGCTTTTGTTTTCCACGGTTGATCAACTGCAAGTCATTACGGGAACCGACTTTGAGTTTCAGGCAGACAATGCCGCTGCTGCCGCCAACGAGGCACTAGCTCAGATTTCGGCTTTGGCGCAGCAATCAGCTTTGAATGCAGCACTGGCAGAAAATAGGGCAAGTCAGGCGCTGGCGCTGGTGGACAATCTGAATAAAGCGGTAGAGGGTTTGCAGATGACCCCGCCGCCAAGGGAGTTTAAACGCGCAAGGTATGGCTCGTTTTACGACACCACCACACAGACGGCGACGGTCATCAATACGGCCAAAGCAATCACGTTTAACACGACAGACCTGAGCAATGGGGTATTTATTGGAACCCCAGCATCAAGAATCATTGTGGACAGCGAAGGCATTTACAACTTTGACACATCGTTCCAACTGGACAAAACCGCAGGCGGCACAGGAATATTTGATTTTTGGTTTCGCCTCAACGGTGTTGATGTGCCAGACAGTTGCAGCCGGATTAGGATTCAGGGCAACAACGCTGAGATTTTCTCATCGTTAAATTTCTTTTTTGATCTCAAAGCGAACGACTATGTTGAGCTAATGTTCTCAGTCGATGACCTCAGTGTTGAGGTTACTGCTTTCGCTGCTGCCGTACCCCATCCAGGCATTCCGTCCATAATTCTCACAGTAAACAACAACATTGAAGGAGTCCGATAATGACTGTTACAGTAAAGGTGCTAATCCCTGCAAAACAAGCAGAAAACGCACAGACAACCCAATACACCGCAACGAATGTCAAGGTCTT